ATCAGAACCTGAACCTTAAGGGTGATTATCGGGTGAGCGGGGCCACCCTTATCAGCCCGCCCAACCCTGTCGGGAGAAAGTCCCTTTATGTGGGCGACCACAGGCAGGGTTCAAAAAGGGGAAAACCCCCGAATAAAGAACCAAAGGCAAGAACCAAAAAATGGTTATGAAGAATGAAAAAATCATAGAAAGAGCGGAACAGGCGATCATTGAAAGCCCGTTGGAGTTCGAGATTGAGAAGATTAACGGGAAGAAGGAAAAGCTGCGGATTTACCCGTTTTCGGCTGGCAGGCTGATAAAGGGAGCGGGGTTGATACGCAGGATGAAACTTACGGCAGAGGCATTGACGGGGGACAAGCCTTTTGATGAGATGATGCGCGTTGCGGAGGAGTGTACCGAGGACATGATGGAGCTGATTGCCCTTGCAACGCTTCGGGACAAGCAGGACATGGAAAGGCTTGAGGAGCGCAAGGACTTATTGATGTGGAGCCCAACGATGACACAGGTGGCGCAGGCAAATCTCTTACAGGTGATTGTTACGCAATGCTTCTATGCGGATTTTGTGAATGCTTTCAAGTTGGTAAAAATGCTTCCGGAGATAGTTTCCCAGAGAACGAAGATAGCAGACTTGAAAGCGAAAGAAACACCTATGGTGGACAGACCTTCTGGGGATTCGCACAAGGTGTGATAACATCTGGCTTGTGTACCTACCACGAGCTTCTTTGGGAAATGAGTTGGGTGAATGTGGAGATGATGATCCGGGATGCTGTACGTACCGATTATAAGAGCAAGGACAAGGAGGCGGAGAAAAAGACAATGACCGATGAGGAATTGTTCAGGATGCTCGGACAGGGATAACAAGGAAACAAAGGGGAGAAAATGATACATCTAACAGCAAAGGTTGATAACGAACAGGCGAAGCGCAAGTTCAAGGAGCTGGAAACGTCTGCGAGAAATTCCATTCGTGGGATAGAAACAGAATCCAAAGGTATGGAGCGGTCTATGGGCAACCTTGCAAAGGGGATTGCCGCTATTGGTGGTGCTGCTGCCATGACGGGGCTTGTCAAGAAGATGGTCGAGGTCAGGGGCGAGTTCCAGCAGTTGGGGATTGCCTTTGAAACGATGTTGGGAAGCAAGGAGAAGGCGGATAACCTAATGAAGGAAGCCGTAACCTTTGCTGCTAAAACACCCTTTACCCTTACCGATGTGGCAAGTAACATCAAACAGTTGATGGCTATGGGTGTTGCCGTTGAGGATGTCATGGAAACCATGAAATCTTTGGGCGATGTGGCCGCTGGAGTGAGTGTCCCGATTTCAAGGGTTGCGATAAACTACGGACAGGTCTTGACGATGGGTAAACTGCAAGGCCGTGAATTGCGGGATTTCGCTATGGCAGGGATTCCATTGGTTGATGAACTGGCAAAGAACATGGGCGTTGCAAAGGATGAGGTACAGGGGCTTGTTTCGGCAGGCAGGGTCATGGCCTCTGATGTTACCCAGGCTTTCAAGACGATGACTTCCGAAGGCGGCAGGTTCTACAACCTTATGGAGAAGCAGAACAAGTCCGTAACGGGGCAGATTTCCAACTTGAAAGACAGGATTGAAGTCATGTTTAACGAGATGGGAACGGCCTCCGAGGGTGCGATATATGGTGTGATAAAAGGAGCGCAATACCTTGTCGGGCATTACAAGGATATTGCCGACATTCTTGTGCCGCTGATAGCCACCTTCGGAGCGTATAAGGTGGCATTGATTGCCGTTGCCGCAGCACAAAGAGCCGTTGTTTCAGCAAAGTCCATTTCAGCGTTTTTCTCTTTGGCCAAAAGTATCCACTCGGCAAAAGACGCAATGCTGCTTCTGAATATGTCGATGAACGCAAGTACAATCGGCCTTGTAGTGGCCGCTATTGCAGCACTTGCAACAACGACAATAGTACTTACCCGCAGGGCAAACGAGGCGGCAGAGGCCGCAAACAGGGCAAAGAAAGCATTTAATGAGGAAACAGCCGGGTTGCGCTCCCTAATAGAGATTCTCAACGATTCAAATTTGTCGTATGAGGCACGAAAAGACGCACTTGAAAAAATACAGAAGATTGTCCCCGCGTACCACGCATCATTGACCGAAGAAGGGAGGTTGATAGACAACAACACCGCTGCTCTTGATAAATACCTTGAAAAACGGCAGAAGGATATAACGCTGAAAGCCCTGTATGAGGACTTGGACAAAGCCATAGCGGAAAGAGATGCGTACATAAACCTAAATAAACCCGCAATCATTGAATGGTTGGAGGCAAAAGTGGGTACACCCGAAACCGCAGAGCGATATTTAGAAGAGTTGCAGGCCGCAGTAGATGAAAAGACGAAGAAAATATCAGACTTTCTAAGCAAAGGCGAGGATGCGAGCATATTGGGGCCATTTCTGCCTGAAGGTTTTGACAAGGAGTTAGGGAGAATCAAAGAGGCCGGGGACTTGATAAAACAGGCACGGGAAAATGTGGCTGATTTGAACAACGAGTTAAGCAGGGTAAAATCCAGCCCGGAACAATACCAAAATGCCGAAAAGTGGGCAGCGGCGATAAAAGAAGCTGAAGAAAATCTTAAAAACGCACAGGAAACACTCACTACGCTTATAGGTGGAGAGAGCGAGGCGTACAAGAAATCACAGGAGGCCGTACAGAAAATAATCGGGGAACGCTGGAAAGACCTGAAAGAAACCTACGATGATATTTCCAAGTATTTCCGTGGAGAGGAAAGCGCTATCAGCGGAAAGGCTTTTTCCGATTTGGAAGATGCGATACGGAGTGCGGATGATGCACTTTCAGAGGCAGACGAAAGTACGATTGAATATGCAAAGAGTTACGACTTTCTGGGGCAACAGGCATCAATAGTCTTTGCCGATATTTCCGAATTGTCTTCGGATATGATCCGTCAGATTATCGCAAATGCACAGAAATATGTAAACACCAATAAAGACCTTACCGATGAGCAAATAGCCGAATACAGACGGGCAATAGATCAGGCGAATACTTATCTGGTAGAGAAAAACCCGTGGGATGCCTTGAAGGTCGCACAGGAACGGTATGTCAAAAGCATTGAGGACTACAACAATGCCCAAAAAGCATACGACTTGGCAAAACAGGCTGGCGATGGAAAGGCAATGAAAGAGGCCATAGAAGCGCAGAATAGTGCGATTTTGGAACAAGCATCTGCCTTGCGTGTCGCCAAACAGGCTTATGAGGAGATTAATAACATTTTTAATGATACGTTAAGTATTTTCGGAGAAGTGGCAGAGGTTATGGGTATGGATAAGGGCCTTGCGTCATCTATACAATCGTTGGTAAGTGCAGCTTCTAAGCTTGCAACGGAAATGGCGAAGTCTATCACTTCAATAGCAAAAGTGGGAGATGCAGCGGCGGACGCAGCTAAAAAAATTGGCTCTGGGGCATCTATGGGTGGGCTTGTAGGGGCTTTTATCGGGTTGGCAATTGCAATTATGCAAGTCGCTTCATCAATCGTAGATGCGGAGGATGCGGCCGAGGAAGAAGAAATATCAAAGTTTGTAGCGAAGGTTGATGCAAAGGTGGAAAGCCTACGGAGAAACCTTGAAGCCCTTGCATCAATATCCGGAATTGGTGATGGTTGGTTTACGGAAGATCTGTTTAATAACGTTGTACAGGCGAGCAGGGCTGCCAAGCAGTCATGGGTTGACTTGACTAATGCACTTGATGAGGTTCAAAGCAGGTGGAGCAAGGTATACAATCAAATGTATGGTCGTAGTTCTTACCAGCGTGGATCGGGTGGAGAACGAATGAAAGAATTTCTTGACTTAATAAAAGAAGTTCAAAAAACATTGAGTTACAAGGGGCTTGATTATGATGCGATCCCAGATTACCTAAGAGATGGCGAATCGTCAAAAGGGCTTGATTACAGTATAGATAATTTAAGAACATACATAAACCTATTAAAAGACCTTGAAGCACAATACGAGATAAGCGGTTCAACGGCACTCGCCGCAGGAGCAAGGGAGTTATGGAATGAGCTTGAGGCGTATATCGAGGCACATGAAAAATTACAATCTTCCATTTCCGCACTAACGGGTGACATTTCCGGCAGTTTGCTAAATACAGTAAAAAGTGTCTGGGAAGAATTTGGCATTGCAGGGGAGGATTCTATTGCTCGGGTAACGGCGGCCGCAAAAGAAAGTATCGGGGAGATAGTTGACCAGATGGTTTCCCAACAAATTTGGGCTACAACGATGGCTTCATATTTTGACACGTTAGGTGAAGGTCTGGTTTCCGCTATTGAAAGTGGGGATTCGGGAGCTTTGATAGATGTGTTTGACGAGTTTTGGGCGGGTATGCAGACGGGTTTGGCAGATTACACCCATTTGATGAAAGCCTTTTACAAGACCGCAGAAGAACATGGGTGGAACATTACACCAAAGATTGGTGGTGATAACACAGCCAAAGATTCCATAAAGGCCATGAGAGAGGAGCTGGCAAGGCTTCAGGAACAATGGGAGAGTTTAAGTGCCGCTGAACGTGAGGGAGATGTAGGTAAAAATCTCTTTGGGAATATAAAAGACTTGGAAGCCAAGATAGAGGCCGCTGAAAGTTTATACGATATAAACAAAGACATTGAAGGCTCTATAAATGACATAAACGCCCAGCTTTCCCGCCTTGAAGAAGAATGGAATGCAATGTCGGAGGCCGAGAGAAAAGGCGCAGAAGGGCTAAAAAACAGAGAAGATAAGTCGTTCTATGAGGATCTTCTTAATCAGGCACAGGGAATTCAGCAGTCCGAACTTGAAAAGTTACAGGCCCTTGTTGAATCCTCCGAAGCAAAATATAACCTATACCAGAAATGGGTACAACTATACGGAAAAGATACGGCAGACCAGATGATGGGCGATATGCTGGATGATGCCGCAGGGTACGTGGATAATTTACGAAGCGGAATTGCCGAGTTGACGGCAAAGGTAACCGAGGGAACGGCAACGGATGAGGAAATTGCACAACTGGAAGCCTGGGAGGGCCAGTTGGAGGATATAATGAATCAGGGCGCACAAGCAGCAATAAACGCCGCAAATGAAGCATCACAGGCTTGGAATGATTCTCTAAACGAAGCTTTGGAAGGAGCGGGAACGCAGTACGAGAAGATGGCGGTTTTGCAGAATGAGTACCTCTCTGCTCTTGAAAATTACGAAGGGCTGGATGCTGGCCCAATGAAAGACGCTGCAAGGGAATACCTTGATTATTTGGAAGGTATGTTGAAAGACCAGTCCACTTTGATTGAGAACGATTTGCGGGATAGGTACAAAACACAGGAACAGGCCAACGCTGAAACCCTAAAGACTTTTGAGGATGACATAAAATATGCCCGTGAGGTCTTGCAGGATGAAGATTTAGCCAAAGAGATTGAACGTCAGATGGCCGAGTTCCTTTCGGGCATTGCCGCTGCGGGGTTGGAGGCCAGCGAGGACTATAAACTGATTTTCGGTGATTTGGAGAATATCAGCGAAGAGGCTTTCAATAATGCAATGGCCGAGATACGCAAATCGGTAGAAGAAAGTGTTGATCTTACCGAAGAGGCAAAGGCGGAAATACTGAAAAATCTGGACGCTATTGCCGCAGGATTTAAGAAAACATTGGGCGATGCCGTCTTGGAAGACCTAAAAAAGTCGTTTGACGATTTGCTTTCCTACATGAACGACACCTTATCGTTGCTGGATGCCTTTGGTGCGAGTGATGCGCTGAAGGGCACATTCAAAGGTGTCATGCAGTTGGTTGAAGGATATAGAATGTTAAAGGTCGCACAAGAGGAAGCGGCTTTGGCGGGGTCGGCAGTTGATTTGACAAAGGTCTTTTCCTCAATGACAACGATGATACTTGGGCTGGTTTCAGCTTTAAGGGCGTTGGGTTCGAGTATGGTCCAGATAATAGACAACTCCCCTATTACGGCTTTGGCGGGGGCTTACGATAAACTAACGGATGCCATAAGGCGATCCGTTGGCGAGGAAAGAAAAAGAAACCAGGAGGCGGCACGGCAGAACCTTATCAACCAACGGAACGAGATAGCAAGGGAATTGCAAAAGGAGAAGTCCAGATGGGGGTTTAAGCTTAATTTAGGAATATTGGGCAAATATCAGATACTTGGGCCCGACCAGGGCGTTGTTGATGCCCTTACCCAGCAGCTAAATCAGATAGATGGTGCGTTGACCGATTTGGGAGACACGATGAAAGACGACTGGCTGCAAACCGATGCCGTGAGTTTCGCCTCCGAACTTTCAAACATTCTTACCTCACAATACGATTCATACGCAGACATGATGGCCGATGTGGAAGCCCTGACAAACAGGACATTGCAGAATATTACCCGTCAATGGCTAACGGCTCATTTCCTGGAGGATAGTATCTCGCAGGCGTTGGATGCCTTGTATGGCGGTGGCGGGGAGCCTACGGCCGAGGCATACGAGAATTTCAGAAAACAAGTGCAGGCCGCCTCCGAGAAATTCTTGCAGGAGAGTGAACGCATGAGCGGGTTGCTGAATTTCGGGGATGAATCCTCCCCCACTTCCAACGCAGGGGTTATTTCAAAGTCAATCACAGAAAACACGGCAACATGGATCAAGGGACTGATGATGAACCAGAATTTGGAACTGAATGATATGAACAAGACCATGCAATACATAAGCAAATACTCGGAGAGAACAGCAAATGGTGTTGAGGACTTGACCCGCATAAACAGCCAGATAGCGCAACACACGAGCGTTCTGCCAAAAATGGCGCAGGGGATAATCTCTTTGGCTGCCGATGTGTCTGTAATCAAAGGAAAGGTGGGTATATCACGAGAAAATCTATAAAAAGGAAGTCATGATAAGATACTACATAAACGGAAAAGACATAGAGCAATACGGGGTTTATGTTGTCGGACAGCGTGGGATGCTGACGCCATTGAAGGCGAAGGAGCGGGAAAGTGTAAGTCTCGCCAATGCACACGGCAGGATTTACGACACGACAAAGACCTACTACGAGGAAAGGGTCATTGAACTGGAGTTGGCATTTCTGCACGACAGCATGGCGGGAGTGGATCTATTAAGAGCCCTACGTGCCGCCTTTTCTGGAATCACACGAATAGAACGGAGAAACGGGTATGAGGTCTTATACTTTGATGTCCTTTGGGATTCATACGCAAATGAGAGCTTTTGGGATTGGAACGCAGGAACGATAAACATAGTCTTGAAAGAACCCAACCCCGTGAAGCACGTTTATAAGGTGGTTGGTAATTATTCCTTTACCACGGCAGACAAGAGCGAGGGAACACAGGATTTATTACTAATCAGCAGGGGCGATGGAACTTATGTAGAGGTAAGGGCGGGAACACATACGCATACTTACACAGACGGGTACGACAGTCATATAGTTTTAGTGTCGGGAAACATTGAGAACGTGACCATCTCGACAAGCCACATTTTGTTATATACGATTTTACAATAAACGATGGATTATTTACTACATAAGGCAAATGGCACGGATACAGCGGAGCTGAATAAACAGGTCGGAGGGTTTTCGGCCATCAGCTCGGTGTTGGTAAAGCTCAATCACAATAAGGTGGGTGAGATGGAGCTGAAGCTCTCCGCCCCTGCTTATACTATTGCCATTGGCGATTGGGTGGAGGCAAAGGGCAAGCGGTTTTATTGTCTGAATAACTGGAAGGAATACATCCCCGGCGAATTTTCCCTGACGCTTCTAACCGTTGAAGGATTTGGCTTGACTTCCAATTTTTACCATTGTACGGAAAGTTTTGACACCGTTTATAGTTGGAGCAGGGATAACAATAAGGTGGACACCGGTAGTCTGAAAACCTTTGGCGAGTTTTTCTGTTACAATGTTAATTATCAGCAGAACACAAGGCTTTTCAAACTGGGAAGTTACCCCGAAGGCTCGGATACCGATTACAGGGTTCTTAGCTTCACCAATGAGAATGCCCTATCCTGTTTGTATGAGTTTTGTGCGGCCTACAAGGTGAGGTATGAGTTTGTTCTCAATGAAGATGAAGATTCTCTTTTTATCCTGAATTTTCACGCGGAGGACGTTGTGTATCCTGTTCCTTTCTCTTATGAAAAGCAGGGCGGGTTGTATGATTTGAGTGTTTCGAGTGCCGATGGACAAGTATATACCGAGTTTGTGGTTTTGGGGAGCGATGAGAACCTTCCTGCTGATTATCCACACAACGAGCTGCGCCTGTCCGATGACTATCCGTTGTCAATGATAAAATATCCCGACAAATACACAACATGGGGGCGGAGTGTCAAGGAGTTGAAGCTGGAGGTAAAACCCTCACGGGTGGGTAGTGTTACCAGCGAGGTTGCGGGGGATTTGAACTCCTTTATTGATTCCGATTTGATAAGTGCCTTATGGACACCCGTTGGTGGAACGATCCACATTGTTGAGGGCCCGCTTTTGGGTTTTGAGTTCAACGTTTCGGATTTCAATTCAGACACAGGAAAGGTTACCGTTGAACAAAACACCGAAAACGCCATAACCCTACCGGAAGCCGAGTATTACAAATTCACAGAAGGAACGAAATACACGATAACGGGCATTCCTTTGCCGGCGAGTTATCTAACTGACGCAGAGGCCAGACTTTTGACCGAATCCGAGCCGCACCGCTTGTACTGGTCAGATTCAAGGTACGATGCAAGAATACGGGTAGAGCCTAAATTTCTGGAAACAAACGGGGAGATTGAGGCGGGGATGCTTCTGCCAGTTGTCCATGAGGCAATCGGTCTTAACAGGAATTTTCGGGTACAGAGCATAACATATGATCCACGCAAGGAGCAGTATTACGATGTGACGGAGATA